TTGTGTTGTTGTTGTGTGTGTGTGTGTGTTTGTCCACTCCCGGTTAAACGACACCCGGGTCAGTAGTCAATACGAGTGAGCTCGTAGACCACCGGATTCCTGACAACAACAGGAAGGTGTCGGACCGCTCGCAGCTGCGCATCAAGCAGCAGCAGGTCGTCGCGGGACACGCCGTAGCGCTCAACCATTGCGTCCAGGCACTCCTGCCTGTCCACTGGGATCGCCACGGTGATGAGCGGCTTATGATCAGCTCGCTCAAGCACGCGCCTGGCAGCCAACACAGTGCCATCGCGTCCAACATAATCGTACGCCTGCATCATGGCGCCGAGAATGGGGTACTGCCGGTCCACGTTGTAGCACGCCGCAATAGAGCGCGCCACCGTGGCGAGCGCGTCGGCATAGCTCAGCTTCGGCTGGAACTTGACCTTCGTGATCGTCACGGGGTCACGCCCAACCTTGCCCAGTTTGCCAATCATGCCGGGCACAGGCAGCCAGATCCGTTGACCATCAGCCGCCTTGCGCCACCAGCCGCGCAGGAACACGCACTGCCCGATGTCCGTGCAGCTCTCGCTCGTTAGCGTGAAGCCGCAATCGGCCGCGGAGCGCACGTACATGCCTTCCAGCTGCGATGCCTGAACACGCCTCAGCGGCGTGATCATGACAAAGCGCAGAATGAACAGTACGTGCACTATGCAGTTGAACAGCGTGGTTGTGCCCAATCCACTCTTCTCCATCGCTCCAAGCAGACTGATCACGACGTACATGCGAGATCTGTGCTTGACCTTGAAGCCAGCGAAGAGTGCCTCGGTGAGCACCTCCAAGAAACGGTCGTCCATGCCGGCAAGCGCAAGGCTCAAGAGCCCCGCCCGCGACTGCGGCGCTGCAATCGATGCCTCAAACCGACTAGCGTCGGTGGGCACGATGACTGCAGGCGAGCAGACCACGGGGTGCGAGACCATTAGGCCATCGTCACCACTCACCAGGAACCCCCACCCAGGATGGGAAGTCACTTGTTCGGCCAACGCGCTCAATTGCGCGCCGCTATAACCGCACACCACGGTGATGCTGAAGCTGACCAAGCCCGACACACCCACAATGGTGTGCAGACGGCCGTCCAGCACCGCACATAGTGCAGTCATAGCCTGCCTACCCCCGCCGATTAGCGACGCATGGCCCACCTCGTTGATGGGACAAATGCCGCGCGGCTTGACGTAGTAGCGGAGAATGGAGGCGACCAAGATGCTCTTGACCGGCAGCCACTCGCCGCGTTTCAGGCTGAACGTCACCCTCATCTTGCTGCTGCCGCCATGCACGAGCTCATACATCTCGAGTAAATGGCGGCCGCGTGCACCCCCCATCAGCGCGGCACATTCCTGCTCGCTGGGAAGGCGCCCCAGATGCGGGCGCATGGAGTTGCCAAGCCATGTGGCACCTTCCACGAGTGCCGCGTACTGCGCGGCTGCCTCGAGGGTGCTCGGCTTGACCCGGTGGTCCGGTGTTGTTAGCAGGCGCAATGCGACCGCGACTAACATGTCGCGCGTCGTGACGCCCACCAACCGCAGAGTGCTTGGCGCAAAAATCAGACCGTGGTGGTGATAATCACCACCCACGTCCGCCGATTCACACCACGCGTCGAGCACGTTGTCGTACCTAGCTCCAGATACGTCAATCGTGCACTGCACGTCGCGATTGTCCACGTCCAGCACCTGGGTGATCTCCTCAGGCATGCTGATCGGGTGCAATAGCAATTTGCCGTCCACCGCCGTTGTTCCATATTCTGAGATGCGGCCGAAATCCGGCTCACGCATCTCCAACTCAAACACATCACTGTCGTGCGCAAGCGCCGGCACTGGCTCTGCTTGCGGCACACCGGGTGAAGACCGCTTCAGAGGGCTCCGGCCTGATCCGCGCCACGTGCGGGGCCCTTGCCAAAACCCGGAATCTTCGGGCCCAGTGCCATCACGAGCATCGCGACAGCGACAATCATCCGCAGGCGGCAGAGCCGCATGAACCGAGCCGTCGCCTTGTCTGCAAGGCGCAGGTCTCCAGCCGCGTGTGCAGCTGCCATGGCGCTGGCTGCGCGCTGAGCGCCGAAGGCGATCAGGTTGCCAATCACGTGCACGGCTGCCGCTACGGACGCGCCGTAGTGCCGGTTCAGGCTGCCAAGCGCCGCGTGCATCTGCGCGCGGTACGCCATGGCACCAACGGTGGCCCGGTTGCTCGCAAAGCCACCGCGCCAGGCAGGCAGCTCGTAGATCAACCACTCAGCGACCACGATCATAGGCGTAAAGTACGGCACGAAATAGCGCCACAACTCCTCAGTGCCCGAGCCGACGGCCTGGCACAACGATGACGTTGCGCCAAACCCAGACAGCGCAGCGAAGCCCGCGGCCACGGGGTGGTGCGTCACGCCCACCAGGCACTGCAGCGCCGTCCGTCCCACAGTGCATGCGGGGAGAACGGCGTCATACAGCACCATGGCGGCGCTAGGCTCCACTGCCGTGGCCACGGTGAGCTCCGCGGCCGTCGTGTTGTCGGTGCCCACCTTCATGGTGGTGGCACTGTTGCCCACGAGGCGGTTCCAAAGGACGGTGCGGCAAAGCTTCACGAGGAATGCCCGTGCGCTGCCGCTGCTCGCCATCAGTCCCACCATGAACGCGCCACCGCACGCGACCATCAGGGCCGCGAGCGGTGACGTGTCCAGACGTGCGGTCTGCTGCCCACCACGCGCGATGCGGATCGCCTCGTTCGCGTAGTGTGCCACAGCGCTGGCTGACCACCAGCGGTTTGCTGCCTCTGTGCGCCCGTCCATCACTGCCATGAACGCCGTATCATCCACCATCCGCGTGAACTCGCGGGGGAAAGTACGGCTCCAAGAGTCCCAGCCGGGCTCCGAAGCGATGGCGTTACGCACCACCTGCTTCGCAGACTCGATCAAAGACCCGTTCATGTTGCGGTCAGCGCGCTGTGCGGCGACCTTGGCAGCGTGGTGCACCATCAGCGTGCGCGGCGGCTCCGCGTACCCGAAGGCGCGCGAAACCGCAACGTGCAAGCGGTGGTACCACGGTGTTCCGACGGTGACATGAGAATCACCGAAGTGCACAAACTCCACGGGGGCTGCCAACAGCGCCTTGGGCGCCGTGTAGTGCAGCTCGTCGCCGGCCAGTGGGGCCGAGGCGACGTTGTAGACGTAATACGGGCCAATCGTAGCCTCGCACGACCACGAAACTTCCTCGCCAGCAACCACAGCGTGGTTGTCGCGGAGAAGGAAATCGTTGGTATAGTGCTGGTTATAATTGATGCCACCATGCTCTTCCGACACGAAGCTGATCATGTCGGTGTGCTCGTCACGGACCCAGCGGCCCTCGGTCACGCCCGGCACCATCGTCGTGATGCCAGCCGAGTTGCTGGTCGCCCGGTAGAAGTGGTCAAAGCCCGCAGCACCACGAAAGTGGCGCGTAACGACCTTCAGGATCCCAAACTTCTTGACCAGGCGGTGCAGCGTCTCCGCGTTGAGCGGACCGCCGTTGGTACCGTGATACACGTCGACCATAATGGCACAGTCGTAATCGACTGCCCCCGCTGGCGTCACAGTGATGCGCAACCCGGGGTGCACGCGTGCGGCCTCGCCGAGCACGCGGCCCTCCTCGACATTGACAATGCGCCGCACCAGGTTGCTGCCACCCAGGGGCCCATTGTCGCCGTGCGACTGCGGGTCAAACATCTTCGTGCGCTCGTGCCCCCAAATGTCAGCGACCTGCTGCTCCGTATCCGTGTACGTAGCATCGATCATCTTCAAAATGGGGCCGTTGCGCATGAGCGCCACGTGCACAGCCTCCTCGCGGTG